CAAACGGCCAGCCACTTCTTTTTCGTAGTTTAGAAGGCAATATTTCTGTTGGCTTGTTATCGTGGGAACAAAACGAAAACGAACACGAACCTACTTTTTGTAGGAACGCTTCTAGTAATACCACTTGGCCTTGGCCAATGAGAACTTGGTCAATGTATCGTGTTATAACTCAAGAAGAATATGTTTTATGGAGATTAGAAAACTAAATTTCTATTTGACTTTTCCTGTGTATTCGCTATAATAGAAGTATGAAAACATTCTCTGATATCGTATTAGATATTGAAACATTAAGTTTAAAACCAAACGCATTGGTTTTAAGCGTATCTGCAATTGAATTTGATCCGATGGAAATCACAACCAATTTTTCAAATAATTCAACTTTGGATATATTGCTGAATTTAGATGAACAACCAACTCGTGATATTAATGATGACACTGTTAATTGGTGGTCCAAACAAAATCCACTCATTCAGAAAAAGGTTTTTGGTGAAGAAGGGCGTATTTCAGTTATTGAAGCAATTAACCAAATAACAAAATTTTGCTGGCTCAAAGATAGAATTTGGATTCAAGGTCCAACTTTTGATATTCCAATTTTGAATAGTTTATTTGAAGAACATGGAAAAGGTCTTCCGTGGGCGTATCATACAATTCGTGACAGTAGAACCTTGCTTGATTTGATTCCAATTGAATCGGCATCGGCCACACATGATTCTTTGGCCGATTGCATACGACAAGCATCAATGATTCAAAAAGCATTAAGTGGTCTTAGTGTTAAGAAATTTGCTCGTATGCGCTAATTAACTATTGGAATTTCCGCCTTCATCCGACCGCAACAAAGTTGAAATATTCTGAATAATTGGCTCAACATTTCCGGAACTGTTTATAAAAGTTCCTAGCTGATTTACGAATGTATCTCGTAAGGTTTGACCACTGCCAGGTGTAAGTGGAGTGCGCTGGCTTGTACTTACATACTGCCAAGCTGTTCCGCTCCAACGATACAATCTTGCTGGAAAGTAATCCTGTCGTAAAACATATTGACCACTTGATGGTGAAGGTGGAAATTCTGTTGCCGTTGTAACCGCATAACCATCAACTGCTTCACCATCACTGACTAAGTATCCTGTAAATTTTTGTTGTGGACTTGCATTTGCTGGTAACGGGCCTTGCTTTGGATTTCCATTAACAAATAGGGGTGTCCATAGAGCATCCGTATTGTATCCGCTTTTTGGAACTTCAAATTCTGCCTGAGTAACAATGGCATTATTCATAACTGCATAATCAATACCTGAACTGGAAAGATTTCCATAGGTAGTTGTATTGCCATTGATCAGTACGGGCGATCCGTTTACTCCCATAACAATTTGATTGAGAATACCTGCAAATTCCTGAGTATCAACAAGAGGAGTGCATTTTACTCTCCAAAGATGAGGCCACCAAGTTGGAGAAAATCCACCGGCAGGTCTAGTTCCTTCCTGTACCACATAATATCTCTTCAATGCAATTGGAACAGTTTCATCTAGGCTATAGAATTCCTTCAAATTTGGAAGTTCCAGAACATCTCCAGACATTAGCTTGCGTCCAAAAGTTTCAACCATATTCAGCATATGGAATGTAATATATAGGGTTCCGCTGGCAATCATCAAACCAAACTGACTTAAATCCAAATCCAAATCTTGCACATTGAAATGGCAGCGTAGTCTATAGATATCTTTGTCATAGATTCTATCACGATTTTCCTGAAAAAGTAAATCTTGAATGTTTTGTGCTGATAGATTTGGGTAAATTGGTTGAGTGGCATCATTTGTCACGTTTGGGTTGGCGGCTCCCAAATATTTATGGATGTATGCATCTAGGCCACCATATGTGAATTGCTCAAGCACATGGGCATCAAACCACTTGAAATCCATTCCCAGCTTTTCATTTTCCCAAAGCGAAATCCTGCCCATTTTCGTTGCCTCTATCATATTTAGTGGTATTAAAATATTTTGTAATAGTCACAAATTTTACCACCTAATAAGATAAATAGGTATATACTAATGGGAGAAATTTATATGTCGTCATTTTTAGCGGGAGATAGAACACCATTTACTTATTTTCTTAGACATAAGATAACCAAAATGAAATATTATGGGTGTAAAACATCTAAAGGATGTAAACCAGAACATCTTTGGACTTCTTATTTTTCAGGAAGTAAAATTATTAAACATTTGATAAAAACTGAGGGTGTCAATATTTTTGAATTTAGAGTGGCACGAATTTTCAATTCTACTGAAGCTTGTCGAGAACACGAAAATAAATTTCTTTTACGAATGAACGCAGCTAATAATCCAAATTGGTATAATCAACATAACGGTGGCAAAAATTTTTCAACGGTTGGTATTACAGGGAAAATATCGGTTATCAAAGATAAAATTCAAAAAAAGATATCTTTACAAGACTGGCCAGAATATGAATCCAAAGGATTTATAAAAAGAGGATTATCTCAAAGTGAACAGTCTAAAAAAGATCAATCAAATAGATTTAAGAATAGAATATGGGTTAATAATGGTTTAGAACAAAAACGAATCGAAAAATATTCATTAGAATCATATATTGTGAGGGGATATAAACAGGGTAGATTTCCAATGGATGCTGTGACGAAACAAAAAATTGCCGATAAAAATATGGGTAAAATAGTATCAGTAGAAGCACGAAAAAATTTATCAAAAGGTCGTAAAGGTAAAGGATTAGGGCCAATGAAGGAAGAAATTAAAAAGAAGATATCAGACACCCTGACTGGTATTACTCGTTCTGAAGAAACTCGCAAAAAAATGGGGTTAGCTAAAACAGGAATTATATCATCGGAGGAGAGTAAATATAAAAATTCATTGGCACATATTGGCAAAATATGTATTAACAATGGTCAAATGATAAAATATATTAATAAAGAAGAACTTCAATTTTGTATTGATCTTGGTTTTATGTTAGGTATGGGAATTTTGCGAAATCGTAAAAAGAAATAAATACTATTGAAATTACGGAGAATTTTATGGCCGAAGAGAGAAATATAGTGGATTTGGCAAAACTTAAAACTGGAGTTTTTGATTTCTGTAAACTAATGCTTGGTGATTTAATGACAAAAGTTGAATTGGAACCCGCCCATTATGAAAACGCCTTAATTCGGGCGGTGGAAGTATTTCAAACCAGAAGTTCTGCGGCAGTTGAGGAGTCATTTGCGTTTCTTACTACGCAACGTGACGTTCAGATTTATACGATGCCAGAAGAAGTTCAATATGTTCGTCAGATTTGGCGTAGAAGTCTTGGTGATCTTGGTAATGCCGGAACTCAAATTGATCCATTTAGCCAAGGTTATTTGAATGTTTACATTTTGAACAGTGGTCGTGCTGGTGGTGTTCTAAATTATGAATTGTTCAAAGATTATGAATTCCAAGTTGACCGTATGTTTGGAGGGCAGATCGACTTTAATTTCAACTCAATTACCAAAAAATTGACTTTGATTCGCCGTCCTTACGGTACTAATGAAACTTTGCTCCTCCAAACATATAATATGCGTCCTTTGGTTCAATTGCTTACTGACTATCGTAGTCTTACCTTCATCAAAGAATATGTATTATGTTTATGTAAATGGCAACTTGGACAAGCTCGTGAAAAATTTGGAACAATTCCTGGACCCGGCGGCGGAACTACATTGAATGGCGCACAATTGAAAGCAGAAGCACAGCTTGGTATAGATAAGCTTCACGAAGATATTGGTAATTTTAGATTTGGTGAACAACCACTTTCATTGATCATTGGCTAAAAGAATGGATTCCTTGATATATTAGCTTGTATTTTTATTCCTATCATAGTATACTCATAGCATATTAGAAATATCCAAAGGACTTTATGATTATTGGTGTTTGTGGTTTTATAGGCAGCGGGAAAAATGCCGCATCTGAATATCTTCAACAAAAATATAATTTTCAACGACTCAGTTTTGCGGATTCTCTTAAGCAAGCTGTTTCAGCAGTGTTTGGTTGGTCATTTGAACTATTACAAGGGTTAACTCCAGAAAGCAGGGAATGGCGGGAAACTGTTGATCCATGGTGGAGTGAAAAACTTCAAATTCGTGGACTTACACCAAGATGGGTTTTACAGCAATGGGGAACAGAGGTTTGTCGTAATAACTTTCATCCAGATATTTGGATTGCCTCTCTTGAAAACAAATTGGTAAATAATAACTCGGATGTTGTTATTGATGATTGCCGTTTTGCAAATGAAATGAAACTTATACGCCAACAAGAGGGTATTTTAATCAATATTCGTCGTGGTGAATTGCCAGAATGGTATGCTACCGCTAAAAACACTTTGCTTACTGGCGACATTTCCTTTGATGAAAATGGTGATGAATCCAGCGGCTTTGAAAATTCAATGGATTCAAAATATCCAGATGTTCATATTAGTGAGTGGGGATGGGTAAACGAAAAAATGGATTTTGAAATTGAAAACAATGGAACTTTGGAAGAATTATATTTGAAGTTGGATAACCTTCTTCGGCAAGAAAAGATAAAGTTCATAGATGCTTTGTTTGTGTAAAATATACTTTTGACAATGCCTCGCTAAAACAGGTTGTTTTGATGTTGTATGATAAATATTGTCATACGGTAGCATAGACAATTTGATAGTAGCACTAGAGAGGAGAAGCCATGAGTACATTAATCTCGCCTGGCGTCCAAGTAACTGTGGTTGATGAAACCCAGTTTACAAGCGCACCAACTGGTACAGTTCCATTCATTCTGTTGGCAACAGCAGAAAACAAAGTAAACCAAAGCAGTACCCTTGCACAATACACAACAGCAAACACCGCTGGAACAATGATTTTGGAAACAAGTCAGCGTAGCCTAATCAATGATTTCGGCGCACCAATTTTTGAAACAGTGCAGGGAACTCCTGTCAATGCCAGCGAACAAAATGAATATGGTCTAATCACTGCCTACTCTGCTCTTGGTGTAAGCGATGCCGCCTATATTATGAGAGCGCCAGTTGATTTGGCCGCACTTTCTGGCTCACTCACCGCTCCTGTTGGATTACCACCAAACAATACTCTATGGCTTGATACTTCGGCAACAGATTGGGGTTTGTTTGAGTGGGATGCAGCATCTCTTTCATTCTCTCCAATTATTCCAGCAAATGCATCTGGAAACGGTAAGTTATTCGTTATTACCAGCGTAAACCAGACCACTGGAAATATTAGTCCGTTGACTGCATTCCTTGGTTCAAACTGCCAGCCACTTTCTTCAATCGGAAAGCCAGGTGATTATGCTGTAGTTACAACTGCCGCAAGCAATCCAGTTTGGTATCAGAATTATCTTGGAACTTGGGTGCTTGTTGGTTCTTTGGCATGGCAAGATACTGTTGCTACTGTTATTGGAGCAAACACTAGTCCAACGGTAACTGGCAATATCATTTTGAACGGTTCTAACGTTGGCTTCACAGCAAACAACTTGTCTGCTATTGTAAGCGGAATCAACGCAGCAGATATCACAGGCGTAAATGCAGCCGCAATTTCCGGCCGTCTCGCCATTTTTGTTGATGATTCTGGAAACGGTGGAAACGGCAATGTAGTTGTTGGCGGCGATGTTTCGGTTCTTGGAAATGTCGGTATCAAGGCTGCAACTTATTTTGCACCAGCATATCAGGCAAGTCCATTTACAGACGTTCCTCAATGGCTTCCAACTGATGCCACACCAGAACCAACAGATTCAGTATGGTTCAACACAACTCCACAGCAAGAGGGTGCAAACATTGTTGTTCGTGAGTTCAATTCAACCAGTGATTCTTGGTCTGTTGATGCTGTAATTGTTGCACTCAATGATGCAGTTATCAACAATCAACTTGATCCAGTTGGCGGCGGTATCAATATTCCAGCAGGAACATTGTATTTGGAAGATGGCGCATTCGGTTCTAACGCAGCTTCGGTTCTTTTGGAGCGTGTTGTTGGGCCAGTTGTTGCAACGGGAACAGCCAATAGCGCAGTTACCACCCTTACTGCCAATTCTATTTTCTACATCAATAGTGCAGAAGAAGGAAACAACACGTTCTTGGGTAATGTTACAATTACAACTGTTGGTACACTTCCAAGCAATTTGGTTGCCGCAGTAAACAGCGCATCAATCCCAGGAATTTCTTCTGGAATCAATGCAACTAACCAAGTTTACATTGAAAACTCTGATGGAGCAACATTCTATCTATATGATGGAACACATACTCCTCTTGCTTCCCTTGGATTCACAGTTG